GTCATCATATCGGTTGCACCAGCAATACGCTCACCATAGTTGATGAGGAGTTGTAAAAGCTGGAACGATACACCATTAGGTTCACGGATAGGCAATGGGAAGATGTTGGCACGAAGGTCGTCGCCTGTGCTATCTACACGCTTCCACTCATGTGGTTTGAATGTGTAGTCTCCACCTTTAATCTTAACGCCACGTCCTAGGAATCCACCACCAGTAACACTCATCGTACCAGCATCAATCAACTGGTTAACAATAGTATTTACCGAATCATTAGTAGGCCCAAGCAATACGCCAAAGCCAAGGTCATAGAATCCACCGTCTGGGCTAGGTACAAAGCCATACTTTGTGAAGTACTGTTCAGGCTTAATACGGATGATTTCGCCATTGTGGTACTCAATCGAGTCCTCAAAGTAACGTGCGACAATACGGTAGATTTTTCCAGTGTCTCTACGGATGTAGGCAATGTACGGCTCTTTGTATCCATCTTCATCGAAGTCATGCCAAAAGTGAGTTTCAAAAAATTCGTAAGGAGTATCAGGGTCACCTGATTGCTGACGAACACCTTGTGCGTCTTCTTTAGCTTGGGTAAGCATAGAGACGTTAGGAAGACTAGGTTGTACTTCGTCTTCTACTTTTAAAAATACGCCACGTACCTGACGCTCGTGCAGGTCGTTGGAAGACAAGAGAATTCTATGTGAGACTCTTGGGGATTCTGCAATTGACTTGGTATAGTAATTGACAACGAAATCATTAGGAAGAACAAGCTCAGAGACATTATGACCTCTTACTGGGTCAAAATAAGACTTCTTAATTGCGGTACCAGCAATAGCTTGAACCAGCAAAGTCTTGTCAGTGTTCTCTTCCCAACCTTCATCTTCTTCCATTACTTGGTAAGTCATGTGACGGGAGATGCGGTCTGCACGTTTGTGCATTTCACCATCGTCGTCTTTACCGTACACCTTACATTTGACAACTTCGTTATTAGAAATTAATGCAGGGTACGCACGACTATGATATTGCATTGCAGCAATAGTAATCAATGGGAACTTTACGTTAGAAGCACCAGGCCAAGGGAAAGTTTTTTTCTCTACGACCTGCAAAGCCAATTTACTAGCTCTTTCATTACGCTCTTCCCAATCTAAACGGGAAGTTAAATCAAGATTGATTTCATCCATCAATCTGAAGCCTAATGAGGATAACTCCTCTGAATCCATATCTTCAGCGATATTGGGGGAACGTAGGAGTTCTTCTATTTTCATTGTTTACCTTGTGAATTCTTTAAAGGAAAATACCACAGCATTGTAACATAGTCAATATGTTCCTAGACAGTTCAATTCTTGTCTAGTAACCAGTATAGATAGATTGTCCCTCAAATAATTGACCACCGTATTCTTTATCATACTCTTCATCGTCTCTTTCCTCCTGAGTAGGGGCTAAAGTCACTTTATCCAAAGCTAGTCCAATATAAGCTAGAGCATCGACTTGGTCATCGTGTTGACCTCTAGGAAAGACAAGCATCTCATCTATTAGACCAGCGTACCAGTTCTTTTCTTTGTTAAACCGTACTCCACCTGCCCTCATACGAGCCTGTAGTGGTTTAGCCCGTTGTTCTTTGTCAACCTTTGGAGTCACTGCGTGTAGGTTAATGTACATTCCCCGCTTAACCATCTCGGCATTCAAGAAGGCATCTAGGGTATGTTTAATCTGCCCTTTTTCCGCTATGAACAGGTTAGGCTCATACTTTTGTTGTATCCAAAACATATTCTCGATAATCTCAAAGCCATCCCATCTGCCTCGTCTTATATCGACTATGTGGACAAGCCCTTCTTGGTCGATACCCGCCACCGCAATAACGGTATAGTCGGACTTGGTCTTTTTTGTAATAGCAAAGTCAATTGCAGCATAATACTCAAGGTAATCAGGAGTATCGCTATGAATAAAATCGTCCCTATGAAAATAGGCATTTTCAGCGTCAATAGGCTTATTGAGATATTCCTGGCTATATCCATCAGGGTTTCCTTGGTTAATATAGGATTGTCTTATTTCTTCTAGTTTCTCTCTACTGAGCTTCTCAGGCCAGAGTAACTCGGTAAAGTCTTCATTGTGCGCTGCAAACCTCTCTGAGTCCCATAACGAGTCTTTAAGTAGTCTTTCTAGGGCACTATCCATGTGAAGGACTGTCCCTACCATTCTAATCTTGCAGTATTCCGAACCGCAAGGGAATAGGTCATTAAATAGCCAGTTACGGAACTTCTCACGACGCTGTGGGTTCATTACCTGCTCTGCACCCTCTGCATCATCAATAATGATGAGATTGGGGCGTTTACCGTTCCATTGCAGTCCTCGGACTTCCTGTTCAGAACCTTTGGCTATGATACAAAACTGGTGTCCGTCTAATAACTCTACTACTACTTCTGTCTCAGTATCTTTAACGAACCGTTTAACCCCAAACTGGGATATAAGCTCCTGATTGACTAGAAGCTCTGTTTTGATGTTGGCTAGGAAGCGGACGACTTGTCCTTCTGTCTTGGAGACTAATAATATGAAATCACGGTCACGAAAGAGAGCAGACGCTAACGTACCAGAGAAGGTTACTGCAGTAGTCTTAGCGGTTCCACGAGGGGCAGCAACTACTACTCTAGAGCCATCTGAACAGAACTTATCCCAAAGAACCCTATGAAACGCAGGGATTGCCTTGACTGCATCCATCCGAGGGACAAGAAACACCCTGACAAAGCCCTCTATCAACTGTGCATCTAGCTTCATGTAATGCTTTCCTAGTGAAGTCTAACAGGAGTTGCATATCATTCCTAATGCGCCATCCTGCGTCTAACCTTGCTTGTATCTCATCTAATACTTCTTCCGTTACGGGCCGAGATAAATCCGTGGAAGGGATTATGTTACTCATCATGGATAGTAGTATAAACCCTAAATTTCAAAAATCCTATATAGCGAGAAATGCGATATTGATTTTGAGTGAAAGTCTCATTTTCCTATAGAGAGAGGGAAACACTTTTTTCTAAATTTGAAATTTGGTTGCGTCGTCTCAGGGTGGGTTATAACTATATTAGCCCACACTTATTTCCCCCTCCCACCCTGTATATCCATACAGTATAGGGTTTACCCTAATGGGAACGGTGGTAAGGCCTCTATCCCCTATATAGAGAGAGGATAAGGGTATCAATACTATATAGAGAGGTGGATAGTTAATGGGTCTCCTTAGCGTGGGGTCTCCTGGTTACGGGATAAGCGGGGGAGACTAGGAAGCTGCCACTAACGAGGACTCATGGGGTAAATGATGGTCTTATCTCCTCTCCTATATGTATTCCTCTCTCTAGTATTCTTGTCTCTCTATTTAATGTCTTAACTAGGTTTGTATAAGGTTTAATGTCGGCCGCTTCATAACACTTTGATATTGCTTAAAAAATAGGCAGCGTTGTATCTATACAACTAAGGGAATATACCTAGTAAATAGTTTACAAATAACTTTTGTATTCATGTATAGTTCTTACATGACATCGGGGGATGTCTAATTTATAGGGGAATTGAGATGTTAGTAATCAATGAATCAAAGATACTTAATCAAGTAGCCAAGCTGCACGCCAATGCTAAAGATGGTCAATTAAAGTTTAATGATGAAGTCTATCAATTATTTTTTAATCGTGCCGAAGGTGTTTACGATGTTATTGAAGGAGACGGCAGCCTCTTATTGCGTTATAACACCAGGTCTCTAAAACAAGCATCACAATGGCTTAAAGAGTTTTTATCTAACTAATAGGGGAATCACAATGAATACATTTTACAAACACATCAAAGAAAACTACTCAAAAGATGAGTTAAAAGAGATTTCCCAGCATGGTTGCGTTAGTGGTATTGCTGGAACAATGATTTATTACAGTCAAACTAATGACCTATACGATGAATTTTCCCATGAATTGCACGATAAATTAGGCGAATGGATAGATGAGATTGGAGAGACTCCAGAGTTTATTGCCAAAGAATTAGGGAATGCCTCTACTTTTAAGAATGCTATGGTTTGGTTTGTTGCAGAGCAATATGCCAATGAAATAGTTCAAACTCAAGAATGCGAGGCTTAATATGAGAGCGCTTATAGACCAGGTAATTCCTACTCTTTTATTCCTTGCGTTAGGTGTTACGCTTGGGTATCTTGGTGCTGTTTCTTTATTAGGGGTTTAATTATGAAAGTTATGGACTATGACACAGCAGAACACTTTTATGCGTGGCTTGATAAGGTAGTTTATCCAGAAGACCAGCACATTGTAGAGTGTCAGATTCATGCCTTATTGAAAGAGCTATTGAAGAAAATTTAGAGAGTGGAGAAGAAATATTAGAGGGAAATATTGAGGAGGTAATAGCGTGAAAACACTATACCCACAATTAAGAATAACAGACCCAAAGTTTAACTATGTATCATCCGCTAAAACAGACATAAGAGAGACGTTTAGGCGTATTCAAGCCACCCAAAATCAAGAAATCAATAAGCCTTTAGTGGAGTTTCTTATGATTCCTGATGGATTTGTGCTACCTGTTCAATGGATGGAGTGGTAGGGGTTATATCAATGGCTTCCTGGGTAATGGTTCGCAGCTTATCTGCCAATGATTCAATGGTAACATGGCTGATTGATGTGGCCTTACCCTGAAGTAATTGATTAGCCTTTAGTGTTACATCTGCAATAGTGGCAAGGTGATTGGCTTTTACTTTAGTTCTTACATGGCCTTCATTGGGAATATACGATTCATCCCCGTTTTCTAGCCGTTCGCCTATTTCATCATAGGTCTTATTGATGATTTGACGCTGTTTGGCTAATAGTTCGTCTTTATAGTTTAGGAGGATTTCTTCAACCATGTTGTGCCACCATGATTTTGTCTTCCATTGGAATGCCGTTTGATATGGGACTTCATGCTTTCGACATACGGCTGCTAGATTTGGGTCTAAAAGGTAATCATTTACAAATGCAAGCCGCTTTTCTTGTGAATAATTCGAGCCTTCTTCCTCAAGATAGCGAGCTTCCCATTGGTCATAAGTCATTTTTGACATCTTCTCTCTCTTTCTGACCATAAAGGGCAAGTAGTATTGCCTCTGCCAAATTGTGGTCTTTCTTTCTCATCTTCATCAGGGGGTAAAGGTCTTTGATAGCCTTTAGTGAATCTTCTTTAGAACTGATTTTAAGCTCTTTTTTCCATTTTTGTGGGGATACATAGTAAGTAGGTATATTTAACGCCCCTAATACCCCTCTAATCGCCCCGTAAGTGTCTCCAAATGAGAATACTGAGCCAACACCTTGACCAGGCCTACTAGCTACCTTTTCAAGATAACAGATTACATCAGGGTAAACCCTAAGTATGTTGCTTAATTTTTGAGCATCCACCTGTCTCTTGATAAATCCGCCTTTAGTCTGTGTCGGAATGGTCTCTAGTAGTTCAATGGCCGACCCGTCAAGAATTGCCAATCCTCCGTCAAGTCCTGGGTCTATGCCAAGTATCATAATAAATAACCTTTTTCTTTCATAAAATCTATTGGATTCTTGGCTGATTTTTCAATATTGCATTTGGGGCATAAAAGCTGAATATTCTCAGGTATGTTTTTACCGCCCTTAGACAATGCCGTGATATGGTCAATGTGGTATTTTTTAGATACATCAACACGACAACAAACGCATAGCCATTTTTGAGATTCGCCAATCTTTTTAACGGTGCCATGTGGCAATCTTTCAGTGTATTTGCTTCGCCTGTTAATTGACCATTCTCTAACTTTTTCAGGGTTCTTTTTTCTGTATTCTTTTACTCTTTTAGATAAAGCACCTGATTCTTTAAGTCTTTTTATGTGTTCTTGCTTTCCACCTTTCCAATTTGGATGATTTTCACCCGTTGGTGGATTCCATGATTTTAAAAATGATTCGATACGCTTTTGGTTTGCTTCGGGAGTATGTGCAGCCCTAACCATTACGCTATTGCGGCATTTTTTCGAGCAATATTTTCCCTCACCAGACTTTATTTGGTATGGCCTAGGAATAAATACATTACCGCATTCCATACATTCTCTTTCCCTAAGTTTTTTCTCTAAATCTTTTCTAAACTGCCTACAATTATCTGAACAAAAATTTGACCGCCATTCTCTACACTTTGGCACTTCAAAAAGGTTCAGACAACCTTTGCACTTTACTTGGACTCTTGACTTCAAGATACCCATTCTCCATTAACCATATATATGTTGATGTGCAAGCCTCAAAAAATCTATTCCTTTTTTCTTCGTAGGAATCTGAGCCTTGGTCTAACTTACTATGGCAATTATAGCATAATAAACATATTGCTGCATCTGAGGCTTTTCTTCCCATACCTTTTCCATGCTCTAATAGGTTAGAATGAGCTGACACGGTAGTTCCGTATGAACAACAAATTGCACAGGGCGCATCTTTTGCTAATTTTAGCAACTGAGGGTTACGATAAGGCTTCGTCTTGAGATAACTAGACATTTGCGTTAGCCTTTTCCATTGTTTGCCATGCACTAATCTTAATCTTGGCTGCTTCTATCAGGAATCGGAGCTTTTCATCTTGATAAATAGCCTCTTTCATAGCCTCTAAATGTGTAATATATTCAACATTTTTATAGGCTTCTCGTTCTTGAGCGTTTACAGGCATATCTAGATTGTCAGACATTAACTGAGCTTTGAGTGACTTGCGATATTCCTCCATATATACCCGATTAGACCGATTTACGGCTGCTTGTTCGGCAGAATCCCTTAAAAAGTCTAGAGCTTTCTCAATATCACGCTGACTTATCATTCTCGGCCTCCCAATTTGCATTGGCAATCTCTACATATTTCTTGAAATCACCGTACCAAGTCTTTTTGCCTGTGTGTGACACGTTAATATCAGGGTGAACGTACACTTTTTCACCTAAATCACGCCATTTTTGACAGAATGCTACGTCTTCACCAAGTAATTGACCATCTACTACCTTAGTCTCAAATACATGACGATATTCTTTTCCGTGGTCGGTGTATTTTTCTGAGGCATCCCACATCATTTTGATAGCACGTTTAGAGATACGCATAAATCCTGTACCTACGGCACGAGCATCAATCAAACCATAGTAAAAGTCATACTTTTTATCAAAGGTCTTGACGTTATAGTGTGCTAAATCATTCTTACTGACTACTGCGCCACCGATGACATCCACAGTCGGTGAAATTAAGTTACCAAAGTCTTTCTGCTCCCATCCCTGGTCGGCATCAATAAAGATAAGGTCATCTACTTCTGCCTCATAAGCCATACGGAATAGCTCATCTCGTGCCTTTTGAATCAATGAGCATCCCACAATGGTTTTGAGAGTCATTTCAATTTCATTCAAAATACATAACTCCATAGTCTTGAATATGGAAGTCATAAAGTCGAGTTCTAGCTTGCCGTCATAGCAAGGAGTACCAATCATTATCCTACGGGGTTTATTGTCCATACCATTCCTTAAAGTATTCTGGTCTATTCTGTTTAATCCACTCTTTTGGGCCATCCATTAGCTTTTGAAAGTCTCGGCCAATAGACTGTGAGCCTACATGATGCACATAAGACCTTGAAATAAAGTTTAAATAACCTGCTTTTATGAGGTCTTTACACATCACATCGTCAGAGAACCAATTGATAGGTGGAAACTTAGCTTGTGCAAATGTTTCTTTATTGATGTAAGCAAATAGCGGTGAGACTATTGGTGATTGAAGAATGTTCTGCTCAGGTTGATGGGCTATGCTTTGGTGTGGTCTAACCCAATCGGAACGTGCGGCAACAAAACCTAAATTACGGGGGTGTCGGTTTTTTAGAAAAGCTACATCCTCTACCAATAGATTGTAAGAGTCAGGATTAAGGACTATATCGTCATTAGCAATAATGATTTCGTCGTATTCTCTAAATGCCAACTCCATGACTGCGTTATAGTCATCCCCAAAGTTACCCATAAACCCTTCAAATATCATTAAATTGACATCAGGGTTATAAATTCTTACGGAAGTTTGCATCACAGATAAGCTACGAGAGCCTACTGTGCATACGACAATAGGAATCATATCAATTAACTACTATTTTTGATTCTTCAGGTTCTTTAGGCTTGAGCCATTCTTCACGTTGCTTTAAGAACTCTTTAGCAAATGCGAATCCAATAGCAGTCATCTGTGTCATTGGGTTTTCTAATTGCTTGCCTAGGTCGCTTGATACCATAGCTTCAATAACTGCTAGGGCTACCATATCCGACATCATTGCACCTTCCATAGGAAAGTCTTTAATTGCAGTTTCACTCATTTTCGTTTTCCTTTTTTAACTATTGGCTCATTGATACATGGGACTACATACTTACTTGGGTCTGGCTTCTTTCCTATCCTGTACTGCCCTTCTTCTGCATACAAAACTTTAATGCCTGGAAACTCAGTCCTCATCCAATCCACTACTTTTGCCGTCTTTGGCATAAGATGACGATTTTTGGTCTTGCTGTCCATATCTAATTTCCATTATCTTAGCTACCTCGTCACCACGCAAATAGGAATTCCTATAAGTAGATTTAAACATTGTTATAACTGCTTCTAAATCAATGTAAATTGCCATTTTTCTTATCCTAACATCAATGTTTAGTAATTCTTAACTTATTTGTCTCTACGCTCGGTGAATACTGCATCATGCTTCTTGCTATGTTAAATACTTCAATATTGCTAATAGGAGGGTCGCACCGTTGCATATTCTCTTCTTGTAAACAAGCTAATATTGCTTTAAATGAAACTCCCCTACTTCTTAATGCCCCACCTATACTACACATATAGGCGTTTCGTAATCCCTCGCCAATCTTTTCCGAGGCAAACTCAAGGTCTTTATTCCTGTTGAGCAATTGTAATACCCAAGCTGGTGCTCTGACAATAGGACAATCCTCAGGGTCTGAACTGGCTTCCCAATGGTATTCTCCCAAAAGTCCTTTACTTGGGGCTGCGACAATATAGCCACCATCGCCACGAGTATCAATACCCCTACCCAACTTGCCAGCAGTAGTCCTAAAACCTTCTTCGTATTGGAAAATGATGTGACGACCACTGGACTGGGTAATGGCTTCAACGGTGTCGGGGATGCAACCATATTTTGCTGTAAGCTCGTCAAGGGAATCTTCTCCCCCGTGCCTAGGGTCGATGTCAACGACTCCAATACCTGAGAGTTGACCAGTTGCAATCCCAATGTTTGCTCTTGGCCAATGTTTGAACCATTCATTGATAGTATCCTTGTCTACCGTTGCAGACTTTAATCCGTTAATTGTTTGTGGGTGCTTTCCTGCGCTAGTACATCCCACTTTATTACAAGTGCATTTACCTTCAATGACTGAATGTAAGGGTAGTACGTGCCAGCCTTTTTCGGCATACTGAACTGCGTGGTCTACTGCTTTCATGCCCTCTTAGCTCCATGTCTAAACGCAATCATGCGTGATTTTATGTAATTTAATGTTGTTTCTGATGGTATACGTGGAACATCTGACAATCCTTTAGGCCAGACTCCACATTTATTACGATACATCTGTGCAGCAAATCCTCTTTTGTAGCCCTTTTCCACTTCTACATAGAGTAACTCTGAGTATAACTTCTGTTTATCTTCACTGGTGACTTTCTTCCTAGTAACCTCCAGTAAGTCCCCCGCCTGGACATCAATTCCTGCATCTTTCTTTTTCGGAACAAATCCGCAACATGGACACGTATACTCGTGCTTTTTCCTGACAAAAGCGCACGAAGGGCATATTGTCCCTTTCTCTTTCGCATCTTTCTTAGTTGCTTCCACCTTTGGCTTAGTGCCATCATCTAACTCCTGCGGTAATTCATCGGTAACAAATCCATGTGCTTGGGTATTCCCTGCATGGTCTAAAATAATAGCGTCTTCTTTACTAGGGTGTGGACGCAATACACGCCCTGCTTGTTGTATATACAACATGAGAGACTTGGTAGGTCGTGCCATAATAAGGCATGAAGCCTCTGGATAGTCAAACCCCTTATCGAGAATCCCTACATTGAACAATACCTTTATGTATCCATCTTTAAAGTCTTTGACTGTTTGCTCACGCTCTGCTTTAGGCATATATGAGTCAATATGGGCTGCACGAATTCCTCTGTCTTTAAATTGTTCACAAAGGGATTGACTATGGAGAACGTTGACAGCAAAGCCAATTGTTGGGCGGTTCTCAGAACGCTTTACCCAAGTATCTACAATATCTGCGACGAGTTTTGGCTTATTGACACGGGCAAACAATTCTTTTTCGTCGTAATCGCCCCCTATAGTCCTGATTTTGGTAAGGTCTGGCTTACTTGGAGCAAAGACTTTAACGGGGACGAGGTAACCTTCATCTGTCAGTTTGGATGTAGTAGCACCTATCACTAGGTTGGTGTACATTTTTCCCAGTCCTTTGGTAAAAGGGGTAGCTGACAATCCAATAAATACAGTATTTGGCATAGCTTCCATCATTTTACGATGGATGTTATAGGCTACGTGGCACTCGTCAATGATGACTAAATCTGCAGCAGGAGTAGCTCTACGAGCCAATGTTTGAGGACTACATACTTGATTAACAGAATGAGGCTTATAACGAGGGTTATCCGCCATAATAATTCCGTGGTCAATACCTTCATAATCTAATCTCCTACTGGTTTGTTCAACTAGTTCGATACGGTCAGCAAGGAATAAACACTTCTTGCCTTTCTCATTGGCTTTACGAATCATTTCACTAGCAATAGTCGTCTTACCCCCGCCAGTAGCGAGTTGTAGGACAATCCGCTTATGTCCTTTGAGAATTGCTTTTCTAAGGTCGTTGATGGAATCGACCTGATACTGCCTCAAATTGTTCTTCATAATTCCTATTATCTCACTACTGCAAATGACTACAAGGTAGGGCTTTCCCTATGTAAGAAAAAGTTTACCGAACGGGAATATTTGCATAAAAAGTAGGCAAATGTAAGAAAAAGTTACCGAACGGGACATTTTGTAAAGTTATGTAAAAAAGATAAACCTACATAACATTTCTATAAATGATTCACTAATAAGGCTTTAAGCTATTTAAGGACTCTTTAATAAGTCAAAACTTTACAATCCCATGTCAATAACTTTACAATTAGCCGCCAAAACTTTACAAAAATGTCAACAAAACTGCTGATATGTACACTTTTTGTCAATAACTATACACATAGGTATCAATCTATATAAAAAATATATACCTTTAGGTATCAAATTAGTAACTTATATGTTACTAATATGTATCAAATGAGAATCATTCCTATTAAAATTTCATGCAAAAAAGGTCTTTTTGATTATTTATACTATTTGTTACGGGGATACTTCCAAAGATTCCGAGACACCTAGCCTCCTAGGTATCCCTTCAAGCGGTTACTCCCATGAGTTCCTCGCCACCCGCCAGTCGTTCGTTGAATCGGCACTAGCTTCGCCACCGATTTGTGTGCTGTTACATCAACTATCCCCCAGTAGCACTTGTATCCTAGACGCTGGTGTTTTTAGCCGTCCATCTAAGACCGCCAGAGAATGAAAAAAGCCCCATTCAACTGGACTGGAGCGTGGAAAGTTGTAGTAATAGCATTTTGGTACTATGATTTTCCAGCCCATGTGAATGGAGCCTTACAACCATCACTACAATGACTTTCCACGGTCATGTAGGAATGGTAGCACAACTTTTTATTTATTCCAACTGGGTAAAGAAAGATTTATACGGAACGCCATACTTCTTATGTAAAAGAATCTTATATTCGTCTGGAATAGCCTTTACCTTGTTCCAATGGAATATCCGTTGTTGGCTAACTCCCAAGGCTTTTGCCGAGGCATTTAACGAACCGTGTTTTTTTACAACATAAATAAGTGGTAAATAAAACCTATCTGTAGTACCTGTTTTCATATTTTCTCCTATATCTAGTGGCTAAAGTATAAACTAAAAATATATTTGCACAAGTTTTATTTGTAGTGATATAGTTGAATCTCGTTAACACGAAAGGGGAAGTAAAAATGGAAAAATGGATGAATGCAGCATACGATGGTGAAGATGAACAAGAAGCTATTGAACAGCGTGTTCCTGAACTAATGGCTAGTAAGGACTATGACCCTGCAGATGTAAGTCATATGGCCGAAGCTATCTCTGAAGCAAGTGCAATTGACCAAGAGACTATTCGTGATTTTATTGAGCGTAAAGAATGGGATAAGCTAGGGGCTAAACTGTTCTACATGAGTTATGAATACATGGAACACTTTGCTCAAATGGAAGCTCAAAGGGAAGTGAGTAACGGACTATGAACGCATATGAACTAGCCGATGGATTAGCACAGATGTACATCGAAAAAGATGTTAATGGCCTTTTTAATAAACGCATACAAAACATGCTACGCCAATTCGGTCTTGCTGAAAGCATCATCAAACAACAACAGTTAGAAATAGAAGCGTTGAAAGATAAGCTAATGCTTGCAAAACAATCATTAGAAATTGTGGAAGGATGGACAAAGAAATGAACGCAAATGAACTAGCTGACTTACTTGACTTCGATGCCAAGACTCTGAACTGGAAAGCGTTTGCCGATGCTGCCACCATGCTACGCCAGCAAAAAGCTGAAATAGAGGCGTTAAAAATGGAAATACATTCTTTGACTTATGGCAAAAGACTTGCAGAATACTTGAAAAAGGCACAAGAGAAATGAACAATAAACCAGTAGCGTGGATGGAAATAGAAGAAGGTGGAATTACAGAATACAAAGTATGGCGAGAGCCTGTATCAAGTAAGTCTATTCCACTTTACACCCATCCAGCAAAAGAACTACACCTATCACTTCAAAAAAGTAAAGAAACAGGTGAACTACTAGCCGTTACTTATACAGATGATGAGCATAGGATTGTGGAAGTGTTATGGAAAAAACCACCAGCAAAGACACTAACAGATGAGGAAATAGGCGACTTTACACACCGCATGGTTTTGTGTTGTCAGGTTCACCCAAGTTCGGCAGACATCAATGTTCTTGGACTTAAGTTTATTGTTGAGGACATACTAAGAAAGGCACAAGAGAAATGACTGAGAGCCAAAAAGCAATTTTAAATCTTCTTAAAGATAAAGATATGACTTTAGAAGATATGGCAGTAGAACTTCATTCTTGTACTAGCAAAATGAGGAAGATTGTTAATAACATGGAAAAAAGTAAGTGGATTGAAAAAGACGAAGATACAGATTTATATACAATTTTGATTGACTATGCACCAAGCGTTGAATGGTCTTTCAAAGAAATTTTAGGAGCCTGGAAATGAAAGTATTATCAACTTGGAAGTTTTGGATTGTTGTAGCTTTTATGGCTACAATCGTTGCCAAATGTCACCCTGTGTACGCACAGACTACTCAAATCATTACACCTGATGGTAAGTTAATCACTTGTATAACTAATGGACAGTTAATAACCTGCTTCTAATATGACTACATGGACACTACAAGATTTAGACCTATCAAACTACGAACCAGCAAGAAAGGCATTATCCAATGAAGAAATTGACGTTATCGGATTTAATCTTAACTATCCGTTCTCTATTCGAAAAATTGCTCGGGCCATCGAAATCGCCCACGGAATTGTCGAGGAGAACAGTATCCAAACCAACACTAACACCAAGGAAGATACCAATGAAAACAGTTAAAGTTCCTGCAGTAAAGAAATCAGACGGAAAGATTGTAAAAGCGAAATCTAAAAAGGAGAGCCACGATGACCTTAATACGGAAGGCAAAAGAGGTTTTATACTTTCAGATGGCAAGTTCGCTGGCAGGGAAGAGGCAGCTACAGTTGCTAAAAAAGCCAAACAAGTTCCTAAGACTATTAAAAAACTTCACTCCGAAGATTTGCGGAAGAAAAAGAAATGAAATTTACTAACACAGAAGGGTTGCTCATTGTAATCCTATGCGTTACATCCGTTGTGGATACCGTAGTTAACATATTGACATATATCAGGGGGTGATATGGGAGAAATTATTGAGTTTCCAGAAGGCACTGTAGGGGATGTTCCAATAGATTCAGTACTTGAGGGAGCTAAGGTATTACAGATGGTCTGCATCATGGGGTACACAGCAGATGGTAATGAATACTTTGCCAGTAGCTGTGGTGACATTAAAGAGATTAATTGGCTGTTAGATAGATATAAAAACTTTTTACAGGGGATTGCAGATGAAGGAATGGAATGAAGTAGAAGCATTTAAGGATTGGTGGATTGCTGCAGGGTGTCCTATTAGACCTCCGTTTGAATACCCAATTCATATTACGGATATGGCATACGCTTTGACTGTATATCGTAAGGGACAGTATCAAGTTGAGTTATACATTTGTAAACCCAATACAGAAACTCAAGTTCACGCTCATCCAGGTATTGAGTCATTGTCAGTTTATTTAACAGGTAATCTGTCTTTTGCTACGAATGGTGCTCCATTCCCCGACTTATCTCAATATCAAAAAGAAGGTGCAAACGGAACACATTTGTTATTGGGTAAATCATTGGAATCAATCAATGGTACCCCCCATGCACTAAAGGTAAATCAAGAAGGTGGTTCATTTCTATTATTTCAAAGATGGGCTAACAAGAAGCCACGCTCAGTAGCAGTTGAATATGATGGAGTAACACTAGGCCATAAACACGACAAACAAATTGAGGTTGCAAATGTGGAATAACGTTCAAGAATTCAGAGATTGGTATATGAGTAGTGGTATGCCATTAAGACCACCATTTAAGAATCCAGTATTTCATACTGACAATGCAATGTCATTGTGTATGTTTAGAGAGGGGCGATTTCAAGTTGAGTTGTATTTGACTGAGCCATATAGCACTACTCCACCACATACTCATCCTGGAGTAGAGTCTGCATTTGTTTATTTGGCAGGGAACATTCAATTCTATCTTGAAGGTAGGGATAACCCTGATGTTCAACAATGGCAAAAATCAAATGAAAATGGTAATCATTTTTTACTTGGAACCACTGTTGATTCTCCTGATATGACGCCTCATTGGTTAAATATTGGGCCTGAAGGTGGGGCATTCCTTAGTTTTGAATATTGGAAGAATGAAGACCCTGTTTCAGTAACAGTGAACTGGCAAGGACAAACGGTTGGAACAGAGCACGATAAAACTATAGAGAGTGTAAAACATGAGTAAAGTACAAGAGTATTACGAAGATTGGTGTGAAGAATGGAAACCTGCCGTTAAGGGACAGAATCATCCAACCAGTTATGAAGGATTTGAGGCAGGATGGATGGCTGCTATTGAAATAATGTTAGAAAAGTTGGAAACTTCTAGGTTCAATGGAAAAGTTACTGGATGAAGAAATAAGGGATATATGGTTCTCTAAGCTCATGGTTTGGAAAAAGCCTACAGAACTAGATATGCGGTTTGCAAGAGAGTTAGAGAAATATTTAAGGGAGAAGTATGATTCCAGCAATGAGAAACGCAAGAGCGACCCATGTTGATTTTGGGTTCTTGAGGGGGGTAATAGGTAGTAACCCTAACTTTATGCCATCTAATATAGATATGGTACTAGAGCGTAAAGGGAGCTTCCTATTTGGGGAGTGGAAACGTGAAGATGAGGAAATAAAACAAGGGCAAAAGATTTTATTAAAAGAACTAGCCTGGATACATCGTGTATTATTGATTACGGGTTATGTGGACGATGCTCCTCATATCACGTTGATTCAAGAGGTTCTCCCTGCAACGGGGAATCTTAAAGTAGTGGGGAAGTCTGTTGCAGATTTAATGAAGTATATCCAAGACTGGTATAAAAATGCGGAGGAAGAAAATGCAAGAACATTATGAAACAGTACAAAGAGAGCAAGAGCAGTTAGAAGTACGCCTTCAAGACTATCTGTATCAGAAAGAGCGTCTTGAATGGCAGTTAATGTCGGTAACAAACGATATTGAAAAAATCAAAGAAGTCATTGAACAATTAGAAAAGGAATTAGGAAAATGAGCTTAACAGTCAACGCAGGTAACGGTGGTGGTGGTGATTTTGAACAATGTCCAGCAGGAAGTTTTGCTGCACGATGCTACCAAATTATTGATTTAGGTCATCAGACATTTGAATGGAAAGGTGAAGCTAAAGTAGCCCCTAAAGTTCGTATTACTTGGGAACTAAACGAAATGATGAGTGATGGTCGCCCATTCTCAATCTCACGAGAGTACACAGCTTCAATCGGAGACAAGGCCAATCTTCGGAAAGACTTGGAAGCATGGCGTGGTCGTCCGTTTAGTGCGGAAGAGTTGCGTAACTTTAGTCTTGAGAATGTATTGGGTGCTCCTTGTCTGTTGGGTATCGTACATAAGCCATCTAAGGACAACTCTAAGGTCTACGCTAACGTAGGTTCAATCATGGCTCTACCTAAGGGTATGCCTAGTCCTGAGTTGGTTAATCCTGCCGTGAAGTTTGACATCGGCACCTTTGACCAAAAGGTATTTGACGGACTGTCTAGCTATGTTCAGAAGAAGATTCTAATGAGCAAAGAACTAGAAGAAAATGGTATTCCACAGAATACTAGCTCACATGATGAGCCTGTAATTGAAGACGAGACAGTGCCGTTCTAGTTTTACGGGGGAAAGCGTAAAGAAGCGAGTACCCCACCTTTAAGGGGAATTAAGGGATGAATTATTTATCAGTATGTAGTGGAATAGAAGCTGCTACTTGTGCATGGAAAAGTCTTGGTTGGAAACCTGTAGGTTTCTCTGAGATTGAACCATTCCCAAGTGCTGTGCTTAAACATCATTATCCATCTGTTCCAAATTTAGGGGACATGAATAAATATAAGGAGTGGAATCTTGAATCAGTTGGACTTTTGGTCGGAGGAACTCCCTGCCAATCATTCAGTGTTGCAGGGCTTAGAAAAGGACTTGAAGACCCAAGGGGGAACCTTGCCCTTAGCTATGTCGGAATTCTTGACCACTTTAGACCCAAGTGGTTCGTATGGGAAAACGTGCCAGGTGTCCTCAGTTCAAATGGTGGACGGGATTTTGGTTCCTTTCTCGGGGCGTTGGTCAAAATCGGGTATGGGTGGTCATATCGGGTGCTTGATGCTCAATACTTTGGAGTCCCACAAAGACGCAGAAGAGTGTTTGTTGTCGGATGTCTTGGAGACTGGGAATCTGCCGCAAAAGTTCTATTTGAGTCCGACTGCTTGTCAGGGAATAATACGAAGAGCAGAGTTAAGAAAGAAGCAACTGCCACCTATTCTGAAAGAGGCATTGCATACGGTGGCACAGATGGAGAGTGTGCCGACACCGTAACAAGCAAGTGGGCTAAAGGTAGTGGTGGGCCGTCTGGTAGTGAGTGTGGATTGTTTGTAGCCCATAAGGTATATGAAACACACCCTGCAGATAGCCGAGTCAAAGAGATGGGTGAAGTATGTCAGACCGTTACAAGTCGTTGGGGAACTGGCGGTGGGAATGTCCCATTGGTTCAGGCTTATAGTATTCGAGAAGATGCTAAAGCGAATAACTTTAGTGCTACTCCATTAGAAGTAACTCCTGCATTACAAGCTATGCAGCCAAGTGTTCAATCACACCATGCTCAGACCTTTATAGCAGGTAATATGGCAGTCCGTAGATTAACACCTAGGGAATGCGAGAGGTTGCAGGGGTTCAAGGATGACTATACAATTATTCCTTGGAAAAAGGGGGAATCACCAGACGGTCACCGCTACAAGGCATTAGGTAACTCGATGGCAGTTCCAGTTATGAAGTGGATAGGGGAGAGAATCAATGAAGTTAACAAACAAATTTAATTTACCAGAACCAATAGTCAATGCAGTACAAAACCAAGGGTATACCCCAGGTAGCAGTGATATTACCGTTACACAGCTAATCCAACCTCCTTTGATTCGTCAGTTGCGGATTAAGCACGATGACGCTATAGAAGAGGATGCTTCAGACCGTGTTTGGGCGTTGTTTGGAAGTAGTGTCCATCATCTGCTTGAAATGGCTTATAAGGGGTCTACAGTGCGTCGGGAGGAGCGAGTCTATGCCGAGGTACTGGGATGGAAATTAGGGGGCGCATTCGACGTTTTAGAGGGTTCTCACCTATCTGATTACAAGGTGACCTCAGTATTCGCTGCTAGTGGCAAAATCGAGTGGGAACGCCAGTTAAACGTCCTGAGATGGTTATTGCATAAGAATGGCACAGAAGTCACTAAATTGAGCATTACAGCCATTTTCAGAGACTGGAGACCCCGTGAGCAACAGAAGAACCCAGAGTACCCTGCAAGACCGATTCTGACCCTTCCTATCCGTATGTGGACACTAGATGAGGCAGAGGCTTATGTACAAGAGCGTATTGCACTTCATCAATTATCTGAACCACCCATGTGTACAGATGAAGAAAGATGGGCTACTCCTGAACAATTTGCTTTAATGAAGAAGGGTGGCAAACGAGCCATCAAGCTATATCCGTCACAAGAGGGTGTTACACTCGGCACAGACCAGTTCTGGGAGCATCGTCCAGCTACTTATAGGCGTTGTGAAGATTACTGCAGTGTAAATAAATTCTGCCCCGTATGGAGTAATGTTGCTTTTTAAACTAAACTAACAAATGAGACCACAGGCATTCATCCCCCACTTCCCCCTGACGGCTCCCCTCCGTCACGCTTGTGGTCTCACCTACAATGTGAGACGGATTGGTCTCACCTAACGAGAATGATATGACTACTATTGTTGGCGATTGGATTAATAAAATATTAGTTGCAGACAGTCAGTTTTCAGACGATGATTCAGGTATTAAATATTTTGAAGATAAGATTATTGCAATAGAAGGTGGTTATCTTGGAGTTGCAGGTAATTGGGTGGATGGAGAAAAGGTTTCTGAATATATTAATAAGAAACACAAGACAAAACCAAAACTAAAAGCAGATAGTTCATTCTTAAAATTAACAGAAGAGGGTCTATTCTCTTGTGGAGATGACCTAGAATGGGAACGAGTTAGAACTTTTATGGCAATTGGCAGTGGCTCAATGGCTGCAGAGGTTTGTATGAGAATGGGATTAAGTGCAGAGGAAGCTGTTAAATGGGCGTGTAATGTGGACTTAAAAAGTCACGAACCAGTCAAAACATATAAATTGGGCGAATAAAATGCAACCAAGATGCAACGATGAAGATTTTATAGAGTTGTGGAATAAACATCAATCGGGAACTATATTAGCAAAAGTATTAGATATTGACCTTCGTACCCTAATGCGTCGACGAAGTAGACTAGAAAAGAAATACAACATTAAATTAGAAGCAAAAGAAAAGCCAAGTCAAAGATTAACTATTCCAGAGAACAAAGTCCGCACTAATCTGTCTATGGAAGATGGATTGATTATTGTGGGTTCTGATTGCCACTATTGGCCTGGATATGTCAGTACCGCCCATAGAGCATTTGTCCATCTCATCAAGAAACTAAAACCTAATGGAATAGTCCTTAATGGAGACATTATGGATAACGCCACAATCAGCCAACACAATAGGATTGGGTGGGATAAGACTCCAACCGTGAAGGAAGAACTAGAAGAAGTCCAAGCCAGACTAGGAGACATTGAGAAGGTTCGTCCTGCAGGAACATTTATGCACCGCACCATTGGTAACCACGACCTTCGTTTTGATGGGAAACTATCTAATGTTCTAGGACAGTATGAGGGCGTACCTGGTATGGCACTAGCCGACCATTTACCTGGATGGACATACAGTTGGTCTCTGATGGTAAACAACACTTGTATGATTAAGCACCGTTGGCATAATGGTCAACATGGAGTGTTTAACAATACCCTGAAATCGGGGGTCTCAATGGTCACGGGGCATTTGCATTCCTTAAAAGTAACTCCTTGGACTGACTATAACGGAGATAGATATGGCATTGACACAGGAACAATGTCGGCAATTGGAGGAGACAAGTACATCTACACGGAAGATTCGCCCGTCAACTGGCGTTCAGGATTCGCAATACTTACGTTTGTCAATGGAGAACTTATGCCGCCAGAACTTGTACAAGTCATTAGTGAAGATGATGGATTGGTATTCTTTCGAGGAGAGGTGATTTCGGTATGAAGATAGAAGTCAAAATCATTAAGGAAAACGAAGATGGTTCAGCCAACGCTCAAGTTGATTTCGATAAAGAAGGGCTTGAAACACTCGTACAGTGGGGGCTTGTTAGTCTGCTTACCAAAGCAATTGATGAATACAAGGTTAGAGATGACGAAATTCCTTTCCCTGTGCCAAAGCCTAAAAGGAAGAAAAAGTGAACCGTAATTGGAATAAGTCATTTGACCTAGTGATTGTGAACGAAGGAGGCTACGTTGACAACAAACTTGACCCAGGAGGAGCTACTAACTGGGGATGTACTCAAGCAGTATGGGAAGGCTATATTGGTCATAAAGTGTCTGTAGACGATATGAAAGCCTTAACTAAAGAAGATGTAAAACCTTTATACAAAAAGAGGTACTGGGATGCCATACACGGAGATGCTATTCCTTCGGGACTTGATTATTGCCTTTTTGATTGTGCTATCAATAGTGGTGTTAATAGGTCAGCGAAAATTATCCAAGAAATCGTGGGCGTTTTTGCTGATGGTGCTATCGGTAATAATACTGTTAGTGCTATAACTCAACTTAACCCAGTTACTGCCATTAATGAGTTCTGTGATAAACGACAAGCATTCCTAGAATCATTAAAGACTTTCCCAGTATTTGGAAAAGGCTGGAGCAAACGAGTATCAGAAGTCCGTATTCGTGCTCTAGAGATGGTTTAAAGGGCTACTTGGGCCTTCACCCATGCTTGAAGCTCAGTGAGCATTAGCGTGGTTTGACTGCATTGTCCAATAAGTATTGAGTAGGCGGTACTTGCATCAGTTCCTGAGGGGGCTGTGGAAATTCCCTCTGTTTTACTGCCACTGGGGTTGATGTGCAACCCACTACCATAAAAGTTCCTAAGATTAGCCAACTTAGCTTCATATTCATTCTTTACTCCAGAGGTGATGAGTGCTGCTTGTTTATCTTTTGAAGAATTCTCTGCTTCCTGCGCTTTTCCTGCTGCTTCAACACGCTCCTGATATGCAACAAATCGTGAATGTTCATAGCCATAGCCAAGATACACGCACCCACAAAGTACCATAACAACCAATCCAGCTTTGATGTAAGTTGTAACATTTAGTGGAAACATTATCTTTCGTCTAACGGCTTGGTGGTTAAGAATCTTAGGATAGCAACCAATATACCAATAATAATATAGCTAAAGCCATAGTAACGGTCACTGATTACTCCTTGGATACTAGAAAAGTTATCAAATAATGCCCCGAACACTACCAATGCGAAAGAAAACCACATTGTTTTGGAACGGTGCATTGGTTTTTTCATTTAAAAGGGATATGTCCTGTACCTGCAGCCCATAGTAAAAGTGCTACAGCACCCATACCAATTAGCTTAATCACCCTTTTGACGACAGATTCGCCTACAGAGGTATAAAAGTTCTTAATCACCTTTTCAGTTACTCTTTCTACAAGTTCTTCAAGTTGGTCGTCTGTTAGGGGGATTTGTGTGTTTGACATGATTAAGTAGCTTGAGTTTGGGCGGTTAAAATTCCGTTGGTAAATGTCATGGAACCATTAGTTCCAGTAAGTGTTAATTTTGCTGTAGTAATTGTGACAGACAATCCAGTTGGTGTCCCTGTAATTGCTGAATAAGGAATTGTAGTAGAGGCTGTAACTGCTCCTGTGTTGTTACCGTACAAATATCCAGTAAGTCCTGGAGTCTTAATATTGGATAGATTTGTATTGGCAATGTTACCGCCAGTAATAGATACATTATCCGAGTTTTGTGTAGATAAAGTCCCAAGACCATTAATGTTTCCGTTAGTCTTATAGAAGACTTGGTAAAACCAATCCCTAAACTGACGGGTATCTACACCTTGGTTAGTAGGAGGTGGTGGAGGAAGGTTGGTAAATGGATTGACAGCCATTATTCTTCCTCTGAATCCTCTTCATACTTCCAATTCTCAGCATAGCCATATTGTTGCAGTGCAGGAATTTGATGCTCCATACCTTCGCCAATGTCATCTCTTACGTTAATACAGTCAGGAATATCAATTTTCTTAACGTTCTTATAGGCACGTTCACAGGCTTGTTTAACGGTCTTTCCTACCCCGTTTGCCACTAAGACATAATCACCTGCCGTCACTAGGCAAGGACGCTCTGTAACCCCGTTCTCGTCGTTCTGAGGGGCATTACCAACCATTACCTCACATAAGGCGTAGTCGGTAGTTAATTCATCGGGTAAACCATAGATAGGAAATCCTGTATGGTCACGCCCCGTAGTCTTAGACCTAGGGTAATCCCCAATAGGGATAACGATACCAGTAGCAGTGTCGTAACTAACTTTGAGAGTATCTTTGCCATTTAATAAGTCAACCATCCAATCTACGACAGAACCCTTGTGAAGGGCTTGTTGAATGTTAAATAAAGGCCAACCTTTACGCATTGTCCATTCTAGGGGGCGAGGTTCACCTTTTTCATCCACAATAAAGGCTAAATCTACATAGCCAGTATGTCCGATATAGCATAGGTAATCTTCAAAACGTTTTAAAGTGTCATTAAATAGGTTAGACTCGGTGCAATACTTAATGACAGTTCCCTGTTCACCTGTATTACAGCCATAGTTGCCTGACATGAGCTTCTTATGTTCAAAGCCTTCAAGGATGTTCTTGCCAAATCCATTAGGGCCTATCCAAGCACCTACTCCGAACTCTATTCCTGGAACGAACTCTTGGAGGATGAAATCACGTCGTTTACCAGTTTCTTTCCATCGTTGAAGCATGAAGACCATATCTGCCGCTGATTTAGATACATAAGATAGAGCCTTGTCTGCATCACCACTGGGTTTAGAGACGTATCGTTTGGGATTAGCTTTAACAAAGTCGATAGCGCTGTTGTAGTCCTTAAATTCAAAAGAAGGTATAACTGCAAGTCCTGCCTTCTTCATAATGTCTTGACCATAATCACGGTCTAGTTCCATCTTGGCACCAAGCATATTAGTACCGATAATTGGGTAACCCTCTTCATGGAACTTTTCTAGTTCCCGCATTTGAAAAGCGTTATCCGATAATACGATTA